TCCGAACTCCCTAAACCGCGTGTCCAATCCGTTCTTGAGTACGACCGAGGCCGACGTGATGTTCAAGAATTGCGTCGGTGACGTCCCCAGCCACGCTTCCCCAAGGTTGCCCGGCACAATCGTATAATCGAAAGCGCTCACCGTTGGCTCCGCGGGAAAGCTCTGAAGCTGCACGGCGCCCCCGGAGCTGCTGCCAAAGCTGGCGCTGTCCACTACGTCTTGCGCCTGCCCGCTGAAACGAAATTCATGATAATCGCCATTGAGGTCGATCTCCATTTGGTCCACTGCTCCTCCGCACAGCAGTCGTTGGACCGCCGTTGCGGGGTCCCAATAATCGAAAATACTCACGCTCGGCAGTTCCGTCGCCGGCGCGTATGTGAGCGCTGCTCCTACCGGTGCACCCGCCGCCGGCGGCACTGTGAACGGGACACAGAGTTGGACCGTCTGCGTATCCACGATCGCCGCCACAAACCGGATTTCTCCGCCGCTGCTCACTGCATGGCCCGCCGAAAGCCCGTGCGGAGCTGCAAATGCCAGTCTGCCGTTCCCTGTAGTGCTTGCCGCCGTCCCTCCGGCGAAATACGCCGGCGCAGCGCCCAGCGCAGCCTGGAACAAAGGACCGTAACTTGGGTTAGCTGTCCCTTGCTGCCAGTTCGTCAGCAGCGTCCGCACTTCGAAACTGGTTTGCCGCCTTCCTCCGGCCGGTAGGCCGGTGAATGTCCGGCTGCCCGTCTTGTCTTTCCGGTCCGTCACTTCCAGTTGTTGGCGAACTGTCAGCTTCAAGGCAGGAATCCGGTTGACTGCCGCGATCGTGGGAACCTGTCCATACGCGCTTTCCAGCGCCGTGTAGAACCGGTTTGCGTTTGAGGAAATATAGGAGGCCATATTAGCTTCTGCTTACTCCAATCTCGAAAGTGATCTTCGCCACCTGCAGGAAATTTTTTCCGCCGTGCTTCACAGCTCCGAATACCACTTGGTATTCACCGCAATAGAACATGCCATTGCCCCAGTCGCCCCGATTTGCACTCAAAACCTGCATGATTCCGTCCGCGTAGTTTTCCAGCGCGTCTTGAAGCCCGTCCAAACGGTCCTGCGAGTGCCGCAATTCTACCGTCGTCTGTGCGCTGCCGGAGAACGTCCGGAATTTCTCCGCCAGATTGTTGACGATCTTCTCGCAGTACACATTTACCGCGGGATACTGCATCGTGTTGCTTTGATCGGCGATATCCGGCGCGACGTTCTGCGCCCGCACCTGCGCCACATTCAAAGGGATCAGGGGCTGTCCGTTGTCTTGTGCCGATGTATCCAGGTAGGAATTGACACCGCTTGTGCCCGCGAGAAGCTGTATCACTTGGCCCGTTATCAGGCTGCCGATTGTAGTCGTCATTAGCCCCTCAGAATCATGCGCGGCACGGGCATTAGGTAATTGGGCGATTGTCCCCAGCCTGGCGCACTCCCTACCGTTACCATCATGTTCGGCTGCAGCCATGTCTGTGCGGCTGCAATTGGCGATCCGTTCTGCCTAAACAAGGTCTCGGTATCCGTTCCTACATAAACGTTCCAGCCTGCCGCGCACGTAGGCGCTGCCGCCGGTTGCACCAGTAACGTGCTTCCCGTGGTTGCGATCGACGCCGGTGCGGATGGTGCGCCTTCCTCACTCTTCGCGTTGATCCACGTCATCGCCACATAGTAAGTCCCCTCGGCCAGACCGCCGGCTGCACTGACTACTTGAGGCTCTCTCGCTCTTGGAACCGGGGACCAGGCGATCCCGATGCCCAATAGTAGGAGTCGCTCGTACGCCCCGTTCGCCCGCTCGTGAAATTGGTCGCGCTTCGCCGCATAGCGGTCGTTCAATTGGCTCGAGTATGCATCCCCGTACACCATCTCCAGAGTCCGGAATGTATGCCAGAGCTTCAGCGCCGGTGTCACTACCACGTTGGCGATAGTAGGTTGCGCCGACAGCCAGAACGCCTGTTCGGCGCCTCTCGACCCGTTTAGCAGCGTCGCGATTTCCAGCCCGAGGTCTTCCTGCGCCAGAAAAAGCTTCTGCGTCACGTCCATCCCCTCCACGCTTGCTACGTTCGATAGCTGTGTGTCCTGCGCCGTCAAGTCTTGCATGCCTGAGACAGGGCCATCCGTGAACAGAGCCATATCGTTTCGCCTATTCCTTCGTGACTTTGGCTGCGCTTTTGAGCTTCTTCATGTCGTCCGTCAGCTTTTTCAAGTCGTCCGAGGACACCATCGTGACTTCCATCTTCGCTGCCGCGGCAGCGTCCTGCGCAGCCTTATACTCCGCTTCCTTCGCCTGTTGAAACGCCGCGGCTTCGGCCGCCGGTGCCAGTTCTGCGGATCCTTCCACCACCATCTTCGCGGCCAAGTGCCGTGGAACTTCTACCAACACGCCTTTTTTGCCCCCGTCGTCAGTTTGCAGGCTGATCACAACCGTAAACGGAGTCGGAATCTTCGCTTCCGTGTCGCGGATTTTCTGGTAATACGTCTTTACATCCATTCGATCCTCCTTCTTGCATGCCCATCCGGCTTTACCGCCGGAATCCGGGGCGAGACCATCCACCCGCGCCTCGCCCCGTTCCCGGAGTTACTCTCGCCGTCAGAGTGCGGTGCTAGGTATTTACCTGCACCGCCGCAGTATTCCGCAAAATGCCACAGCCGTAAAGAATATCCACGGTGAACTGCTGAGCCAGCGTGTCCGGCTGATAGCTCATCACCACGCGCATCCCGAAGTTGCCTAACTCGGCATACTCCGCGATGGCCCCGGTCCCGGGCAATGGTTGCGGCAACCGCCGGATCACCAGTCCGATCGCATCCCTCGTGAACGCCAGATTGTGCGTCGTCACGGGGTTGGTCCCGGTGTACTGCACGAACTGCGAGCGGAATACGAAGAAGTCTTTGATTTTCCCCACGGTCCCGTCAATCAGCGCCTTCAACCCCGCATCGCCGGCGGTCTGAAACTCGCTGAATCGCGGAATCTGGCGCCATGCCGAATACGTCGCCGCATCCACTACAATGTACTCTTCCGCGGTCGGCGGAACCTTCGCCAGGAACAGCGCCGTCTCCGCCGCGTCAATCGTGGTCTCGGTGATGGCCGTCCCCGGCGTGCCCACCGGCACGTTGGCCGTGAATCCGGCATACAGGTTGAGCAGATCGCTCTCCACCTTCTGTGCGATCGCCGCCACTGCCGGCTGCATGTAGATCTTCAGCAAGTCCGGCACTGCTAGCACTTTGGTTACGTCCGGAATCTGAAAGGTTGCTTCCGCGTGCGTGTTCAGGACGATCTGGGCGTTACCCAGACTCGGATTTTGCGTCTGCACCGTTCCACCCTCGAGGATGTTGTTCGCCTGCATCACTGGGGGAATCGGCACGTTGATTGTGTCGCCGGCATGTGCCAGAGCTGGCTCATAATCGCGATCCACCAGGTTCCCCATTACGAGGTTCCCTACCAGCACCGGCAATGCGTCCGCCGCCACCAGCTTCACAATCGCGTTGGCGACATTAGCTGAAGTAATTGCTGCCATCTTTCTTTCCTCTTCCTTTCTTCTTGCCGGCTACTCCGACTCGCTTTCCGCTCGTCTAGCCGGAACTTCCCTACAGCCCCCGAAGGGTCTGCGACGCCACGCGTACGATTTCTTCTCGTACCCGTTGCATCTCCTCCGCGCTCATCCCCGGCCGGATCTGTTCGAGGCTTACTGTATCTCGCCCTCCACCCGGGGCTTTGTGCGTGGCCGTCATCCCCGTCCCGCCCGAAATTCGCGCCGGCAGAAACTCCGGATTCTCATTCACAAAGCTCGTGAGATATTCTTTGACCGGCATCTCGCCGTTGTCGCCCCGAGCTACCAGCCGCCCGTCCTCGGTGCGCACTATCCCGTCTTGCACCGCCTTAAACGCCAAGTCGATCTTGGACACGCCCAGCCGTTGCAATTCGGCCCTCACGGTGGAACTTCGTTCTGCTTCCTCTGCCGTCTTGCGGTTCCGCTGGTTCTCCGCCACCAGTTCGTTCATCCGCCGCTCCAGATGCTCCCGGCGCTTGCGCTCTTCTAACAGCTCCGCTTTGTACGCCGGCTCGCTTCTGGCCTTTTCGGTATTGCTGAACTCCTGCACCGCCTGCCGCACGATCGCTTGTATGTCGATGCCTTCCATAACTCTCCTATTCTCCGTTTTCGATCTCCTCCGCCACCCTGTTCTTGACGTCCTGCCGTGCGTCACTGAGGTACTTGAGCGCCAGTCTCTTAAAGACTTCCTTCTTCAACGTCATCGACTGGATTCCCAGGCTTAGTAACTTCTGGGCATCGTCCAATTCCGTGCCTAAGTCGTTGATGTCGAACTCGTCCATCCCCGAAACGTCGATCGTGACTCCGTCTTGTCTCGCCGCGGCGATGGCCCATAGCGTCTGTTTCATCGTTTCCTTCACCGTGGAGCCGTACGCCCTTAGCACCTCTTCCGTGGTGGCGAAATCCAACTGTTTGCTCACCGCGGACTGGCGCCCTCCCGTGCCGGCATCCCCCGCCTGGATCATCAGGTAGCAAACGCGGTAAATCTCGTCGCGCAGATTTTGCAGGTTGTCCGCTGCAATCTGGTAGACCTTGCCTTCCGGCTCGGTCCACCCGAATCTGTCGTCCTTTCCCAATTGGATGTAATAGGACTCGCCCACTACCTGCTTCCATTCCCTGTCCGAGTACACCACCGGGGAAGCGAATAGCCCCATCGTAAGCGCCCATGAAAGCGCATTTGACTTGTTGAAGTGCTCCAGTTGCAGCGACGCCGACTTATTCATCAGCCACAACCCGTCTGAAACCTTCATCTCGAAGACCGGTACCCGCCCCAGTAACGCCAACCCGTGCCGGCCTTCGTCAATCAGTTCGATCGGGCTCGATTCCCCGCGCTTCCGGTAAATCTGATAGTTCTCGCGATCATAATAGATCCACCGCGTTTCCTTCTCCCATTTCGCATCCGTCACCTTCGACTGTTGCAGGCACGAAGTGCGCAGCACGATCCAATCCAAACCGCCCAGCCGGTCGTGATTCCAGTTGATTACTTCGTCCGGACCGTAGTCCATCAGGTAGGCCCGCGACTGTCCGCAAGCGTCTTCCTCCGCGCGTGATCGCGCCTCGCCGTTGACTTTTGGGAAATCCACCACGATGTAACTGCTCCCGCAAACCAGAGACTGCACGAACCTCTGCCGGAAAAACTCCGTCAGGCTGGTGCCCTTAAGGTCGCAGTCGTCGGACAAGACGCTGTAGAAGCTTTGCGCCGCCGGGTCGCTGCCCCCCAGCAGCAGTCCCGGTTCGCACCGCATCAGGGTCGCCGCGTACCAGTCGATAATCGATCCGATGTAGTTTTGGTAGAATACACGCGCCAGCCGTTCCAGGTAGATATCGCCCGGCTCTTTGTGTCTCCGCACCAGGTAGAGAGAGGCGTTTGTGCGTAACTGATCGCCGCCCGCATAGAGATCTTTGTACTGCGTCCAGATCGCCTTGCGCGCAACGTACTCGGGATGTTCCCGGTTGATGGTTTCCATGGCTATATCATTCTCAGCGACTGCTCCCCGATCGGCCCCAACGGCCGGCATTCCTGCCAGACCAGATACCCCAGGGCGTCCGACGAGTGAGTCCTCATTCGGTCCCGGTCCTTGTCGATCTGCCCCGTGTCGCCCTTGTAACAGACCTGCTCGAAGTCCTGGATTAATTCCGTGCATTTCTTGTCTACCAGCAGCGCGATATCGCCCCTCGCCGAGCGCAGTTTCGTGTTCATCAAGTTAATGCGCTCTCGCACGCTGGGGTTCGCCTTCGGAACCCGGTAATCCACGTTCAGAGACGAGTGAATCTCGAAGTGTTGTTTCACCATCTGGTAGTCCGACATTCCCCCCGTCTGTTGCGCCGCCCCCGATGCATCCCCGTAGATCAATACGCCTGGTTCGTGCTTCGGGTAGCGCGCCAAAAATGCATCCACCGCCTGCCGTGTAGTGGCGTGGCGGATCACAATTTCATCCAGCACTGTGATTCGTCCGCTGTCGATCTG